AATCCCAGTATGGTGATGCGTCGTTGATCGGGTCGAAGCGTCGATCGTTATTGTTGAGCACGATCGTGCATGTGCCTGCACGAAATGACTCGAACTCGTCGCTGCGACCACGGTTGATGCTGAGTGATTTGACATACGGTGAGATGTCGATACCTTCGAGCGTGCCATCAAGCACATCTTCACCGTTGAGTTGGCTGCTGTTCAGCGTGAACTCACGCACGATGAAGCCGAGCGCAGCCAGCACCGTGATCTGTTCACCGAATACCAGTGTGGTCGCCATCAGTGCAGCCTTACAGAGCCAGAGCGATAGAGCCGTTCGAGCGTTCCCATGCACGCAGAGCGTCGATGATCTCGTTGCCTACTTCGACAGGGCTTGTAAACATACCTGCTTGCACATTCAGATTCACCACTGTGCCACCACCAGCAGCACCACCAGTCGTGTTCCCTGAAACTGTGCTGATGTTCTCGACGATGCTGCCAGCAGCATCGACTGCCACACCGAGCGCACCCTGCGCACGAGCCACCACACCAGCCTTCGTCTTACCCTGCACAGCGAGCAGTACTTTCGTGGCTTCTGCGAGATCGTACATCGCATCACGCTCACGAATCATCGCATCAGCCAACGAATCAGACGCATCACTCTGCGCAGTCTTGGCATCTTCAAGTTCTTTCAACGCACTCTTATACAGCGTCGATCCGACAGTCGCACCGTAGGTGATCTCGTTCAGATGTTCCTGAGCAGATGATTGCTCTTCGGTCGCACGAGTCTGCGCATCGAGCGCATCAGTCACCGCATACTTTGCTCGTTCCAGATTCCGTTCGGCTTCGGCTATCTCATCAGCAGTAGGTGCGACATTACGCTCAGCGTTCAGACGACGCTCAGCATCAGTGACACTCTGCACCGCATCAGACACAGACAGTTTCGCTTCGGCTAGGTCGATCTCTGCACGACGAATCGCTATCGCAGACGATGACGGATCAGCACGCAGATCAGCCAAAGCCTTCTCAGCGTCAGTCACACGGAAGTTCGCTTCTTCCACCCCATACTTGCTGCGTTCCAGTGACCGCTCAGCACCGCCAACCTTCTCGGCATCAGCAGCCCTGTTGCGCAGATCAGCAAGAGCCTTCTCAGCATCAGCGACATTCCTTACAGCGTCAGCGACCTGCAAGCCTGAGTCACGCACGCCACGCTGAGCATCAGCAAATCGGCGTGCAGCGTCGATGCTCTGCTGTGCGCTCGCAGGGAATCCACGCACCACCATGTCGAAATGTGACTGAGCATCAGTGACAGCCTCTGTCTTGGCTTTCAGGGTGTCTCGTGCTTTGCTGAGTGCCTTAGTCGAATCATCTGATGCTCGTGTCGCATCACGAGCCTTCACAAGCACATCTGTATAGGACTTCATCTGATCGGCTACCTGCTTCACTTTGCCGCCAGCACCACCAGCACCTGCCTGCAAACCTTGCAGCACTTTCAGGAAGTCATCAGTGTTGCTCGTCGCCGTCTTAGTCGATGCACCGTACTGTCGTGACAGACGATCGGTAGTAGCAAGTGCTTCATTCATCTTCGTCTGCCTGCTCACTGAGTCACGGAATCCTGCGAAGGCGGCAGTCACCGATTCTGCACTGACACTCAGTTTGTCAAGACCTAGATACGCAGTCTCGAACTGCTTGAACACCTGTTCCGCTTTGCTGAATGAAAGAGTGGTCAACAGCGTCAGACCTGCGGCGAGATTACCGATCACCACCAGCATCGGCTTGCCGACAGTCACAATCACATTGCCGAGACCGACGAACGCTTTCGCTACACCTTCGGCAGCATCAACGATCTTCAACCCGAAGTCACCAGCCGTCGCAGCAGCAGCGACAAGAGCATCACGCAACCCACCGCCAGCAGCCAACTTGTCACTGAACGCCTGAATCACAGGCACGACATTCGCCTGAATGAAAGCAACTAGACGCTCAGCCACAGGCAGCAACGCATAGCCGATCCCTTCTACGGCTTCACCGAGAGACACTTGCAAGATGCGCAGACGACCAGAGAAAGTATCGGCAGCATCAGCAGCCGCACCACCGAACTGCTCATTGAGTGTCGTCACAACCTCAGTGAGATTCTTTGACTTCACCACACTCTGATTCAGTGGAACACCAAGTTTCGTGAGAGCACCGACATTGCCATTGAACGCTTTGCCCAACGCCAGCGATACGCTCTCCAAGTCTTTCCCTGTTGCCGCACTAATGTCGAGCGCAAGATTCAACTGCTGCTGAGCGAACGAGACATCACCAGTCGAACGCACCAGATTCGCCATCGCAGGTCGAAGCGCATCATCGGTAACGCCAGTCAGCATCATCTGCTTTGAGATGTGCTGTTCCACCGCAGCGATCTGTTCAGCAGTCGCATCGGTAGTACGGCGCAACTGATCAGCCAGTTTCTTCTGCGATTCCTGATCTTGTGCAGCAGCCTGAACCGCACCATACGCAGCAGCACCGACAGCACCGAAGGCAGCAGCACCAGCGAGAGCCACCGTCTTGAACGATGGCAGCATGTCGGTCAGTTTCTTGCCGAGACCACCAGCAGCATCACCTGTGCTCTTGATCGCTGCAAGCGCACCTGTCGCCTTGCCAAGAATCGTCAGTGTTAGTTTGCGTTCAGCCATGACTGCCTATCCTACGCAGCCGCACTGCTGCCAGTATCAGGAAAGGCACGACCGATCATCTTGTCGATGAACTGCTGATAGGACTCACTGATCTGTGCTTGCGTCATTGTCACGGCTCGATACAAGAACTGATCCTTGCCTTTCACATAAGGTGTCGGCGTACCACCCTTTGCACGGAACTGATTCCAGCCTCTAATGACACGCAAACCGCCTGATGCTGTGCGAGCCAGTTTCACCTGAGTACCGCCTTCGAAGCGTGAGATCGTGCGACCAGATCGTGACACAAACTGACGCTCAACATTGGTGGCAACTTTCAGAATGCTCTCACCTTGCCGCACGATCGTGGCTCGACTACGGCGACCACGCTGATTCGGTGCCTTGATTAGACGACGCAAATCGGTGTACGAACCGAAGTTTGCACCACCTGCATAGGGTGCCTGACGACCACCCATGCGTACCTGCACCTGTCTGACACTGCTTGATGTCTCCAATGTCGCAGCAGCACGACGCTCTTGCTTCGTATTAGCCAAAGCATTTGCAGTGCGAATCACGATCTTGGCGACACGCTCATTCGCTTCTCTGATCAGAACATCAGCAGCCTTCTTATCAGATGCCTTCCGAATGTCCTTGATGAACTCAGTCAGACCGATGACCTGCACCGCACCGAAGTTGTCTTTCTGTCCAATGATCTCAGGCACGACTCACCGCCTGCGCCTGTTGCGCTCGTTGCGCTTCTTGATGTAAGCGATCATGGTGAGCAACATTGGCTCGCCAGCATCGAGAAGGTCTAACGGTGCGATACCTGTTTCGACAGCAAGTGCTGCGATCAGCCAGTGGGCTGAGTCGTCGCCAAAGGGCTATCACCTGCTGTGGCTTCGCCGAGTTCCACAGTCTGCACAGTTTCAAGCCAGTCAGGATCAAACTTCTTCGTGGTGCGCTTCGCACGAGTCTCAGCAGACCACGCCAGCCATGCCAGATCGGTGAGCCGAAAGTCAGTCTCGAAGCGTGACACGCTGCGATTCCATGTGCGCTCGAACTGAACGAAGTCTGCGAACGCTGCTGTGACATCACGCTTCTCGCCATCGTTGTAGATAATCGTTAGCGGTAGTTTCATTTCCTGCCCCTTTCAGAGAGTGTGAACTAATCAGGTCGTGGCGACCTTCGCCAGCGATCCACCTTGGAACGAGAGCGAAGTTACTGCAAGTTCACCAACGGTCGCCGACACAGGTGTGTGCGCAGCAAGGTAGGTGTTGCTCAGCGTGTATTCAGGATTCGTTGTACTGCGAGCAATGTTGATCGGTCGAATGATCACGGTGGTCTGCGTTCCGACAAGTGGAAACACCGTCGCTTCCGTTTCAGTCGCTGCGTAGTCCTGCATGAACTCGATGTCGCAGGTGATGTTCTGCAAGCCACCGATAAAGGTACGACCTGTTGAGCCGAAGGTGGTGTTCTCAACCGCTTCGATCTCGTAGTTGAGCGTCACGCTGTTGGCACGATCCGAGAGATCGACACCATTCACTGAGATGCTTGCGTTGGTGAGAACGATGCTTGCCATGATTAGTCCTGCTCTTTCTTATCTGACTTCTTGCTGCTGATGCTAACAGGTTCGAGATGTCCTGCGCTCACGAGTGCATCAACATTCAGACCAGCGAGATCGTCTGCGGTGACGGTTTCGCCTTGCTTGCCGAGAGATGTCTTGCTGCTGATGATCTTGTAGGTGCTCATGTTTGCCTGTCTATGTGTGAACGAGTACCGAGAAGGATACTTGCAAGAACTCTGCTTCGGCAACAGACAGCGACCCGATACTCATGCCGCTGTCAAGCACAAGTGTCTGTGCTGTACCGCCGAGAGTGGTGTCACCTTCGATCGCAGCACGCAGAGAAGTTGCGCCACTGTATGACAGATAGCCGTCAAGATTTGCGTGTGCTACACGGTCGAGATACCTGCCGACGATCACGAACATCATGAACCGCATACGCACATCGCCACCACCGAACGCACGGTGATACTCGACAGATTCCAGCACAGGGAACGCCACTGGTGGGTTCAGTTGCTCAGGCTGATACGAGAAAGTGCGCAGCCCTGAGATAGTCGCCAGACGAACTCTGAGACCTTCTGCGACCTGCGAGACAGTGGCTGGCATCAGGCAACACCGAGAATCTTGTACGGCTGCAACAGATCACGCACATCAGGATCGACTGCACGAACTGAGATCGCCATGTCTGCGAACGCCATCACGCCGAGCGCAGCGTTGTATCGTGCGAACTGTCTGATGCTGAGCAGAAGGCAGGCTTCACGCACATCATGCGGAACAGCATTCCAGCCCCACAGTGCAGTCACTTGCACACCGAGTTCAGATGGAATGTAGAAGATCGGGAATGTGTAGCCGCCGACCATCGTGAGTGTGCGTATCGGTCTGCCGAGAATGGCGTAGTCGGTTGGCTCGACGATGTAATCAGTGTTGAGTGTCAGTGTCTGCTCGAAGGTTCCGTCGCCATCACTATCTAGTTTGACGATCAGACCTGTCGGCGATGAGATGTCATTGACGAGCAGACGATACGGATCATGTGCGAACAGTGGTACAGCGATCGCAGAAGTCTTGTAGAAGAACCTGCCGCAGTAGCCGTCGATGCGTCGTGACGCTGCTTCGATCGACTTCTCGATCAGCGTGTCGTCGATGCTGTCAGACAGCCGCAGTGCCGACTTGACTTCGTTGAGCGTGCAGTATCCGTTAGTGATAGCCATCGCTCAGCCTTTCGTGCGTCGTGTCGGCTTCTTTCGTGTCGCAGTTTCAGGCTGCGGTTCGATCGTCGCTGTCTCGGTGACAGCGTAGTTCAGTGCTGCGAGTGCAGCATCGACAGCCGCAACACGGTCTGTAAGTCGTCGTGCTACATAGCCACGACGCTCTTCAAGCAGTGCTGCGATCTGGCGTGCGTTACTCATACATGTGAACTGTGTGCTGGCAGCAGAGCACTTAGCGTGGTGCTGCCAGCGTCACGAGTTAGAAGGTTGGTGTGACCAATCCAGTTCCGCCGACGAGTGCGAATGCATTCGGGTAGCGGTTTGCGGTGAACGCCGAGTAGCCGTACACGATCATCGTGACATCAAGTTCAGCCGACTTCGGTTGCTCAAAGCGCAGCATCATCGGATCGCCGTTGCCCTGCTCAAACAGGTGGGCTTCCTGCGTATTGCCGACGATGATGACATCTTCGTTCGCACCTGCACCGTTCGTGGTGATGACATTCGCATCAGTGATGATCGGCAGACCCAGCATGGTGTATCCGCTGTTGCCGTACACAGGTGCGCCGTTGCCCGAAGCGAACGCAGGCTGACCATTGAAGTTCGGCACTGGTACTGCGAGTGGGCGGTTCTGACCATCGACGGCAGCCAAGATGAAGGCGAGTCGTCGTGGGTGCATCAAGATGAAGTTCGGACCAGCGAAGAAGTTGGTCTGAATGCGCTGCACGCAGTCCACAATCTTCGGGTACAACTCTGCAACGGTTGGCGATGCATCGGTGTAGGTCACGACTTGCGTGATCGTGTTCGTCAGCGAAGTTGCCGAAGTGGTCACGAACAGTGAATCAAGGTTCGTGTGGTATGCCGACACGAGATCAGCCATCACGAGTGAATCAATGTTGGTGCCACGCTCGATCGCTTGACGGCTGACATTCTGCTGACCAGCAACAGTGACGATCGAGACATCGAGTTTCGTGTCGTCCATGTTGGTCTCTTGAACGGCTGCGCCTTCGCTCTGCACTGCGGTTGCTGAGCCTGTCGTCACTTTGCTGATGCTGATGACGAGACCCTCTGCTGGCAGTGCGTGCTTGCGTGCCGCATCAAGGAATGGGCGACCTGCACGAGCAAACGGTGCTGCGAGTTCCGTCAGGAACTGTGGCACGACGAGACCAGCGAAGTTTGCGCTGGTGACATCACGACGCTCGATCTTCTCTTCGTTCTGATGGCGTGCGATGCGCTGCTGCGCTTCGTAGTCACCCATGATCTGCGCACGGAATGCGTCAGCGACGAATGAGTGCTGCGACTTCGGTGAGTAGGTGCGTGGCTCGCTCTTCACGGTCGTGACGGCTGCTTCGATGCCTGATGCCTTGCGGCTCTCGGCTGCGGCTGCTGCACGCTCTTCGAGTTCCTTGTGACGACGAATCTGCTCGTCGAGTTCCTTGACGGTTTCGAGTGCTCGTGCCACTTCATCATCTTCTTCGGTGGTGAGTTCACGCACCATCTCTTGTGCGGTGCGCACGATGGTCTCTGCCCTGTCGAGCATGGCTGCACGCTTCTCTGCGAGTGTTGCTGAGTATGTCATGTCTGTCTCCTGTTGAGTGAGTGTGATGTGCTCAGTGAGACTTCGACAGTGATCGCTCGGCTGTGTCTCGGCTGACTATTGCTTGTAGCGAGCCAGAGCCAGTTGTGCTTTGCGCACGCTGACGCTGGTACTCGTGGCAGTCAGTGTAGGTTGCGATTCTTCTGTCTGCAACAGTCTGCTGCGAATCTCTGCGACGGTCTCTTCGTAGGCAGGGAAGGTGACGACGCTGACATCGTACAGTTGCACTTCACGCAGTTCACGCACCATGCGATCATCACTGAACTGGTCTTTGATAGTGCGGAATGCGAACGACATTTGCGAGAGATCGCCACGCTTCATCGCTGAGATCACTCGTGCAGCGTCAGGGTTCATCGGGTCTAGGTCGGCTTCAACTGCCAGACCACGCTCATCTTCTTTGAGTCGCATCGTGCCTGACTTCGTGCGTGCCAGCGGCACACCTTCATGGTCGATCAGTAGACGCACATCTGCGCCATCGTTCAGCGTCTTGCTGAATGCGCCACGCTTTACATACTCGATGAACGGCATCGGCTCGCTCGGTGAATCGAATAGTGCTGCGTATCCGTAGAGCGTTGTGCCGTTATCTGCTTGACGCAGATCGAGTGTGGTGTATGCGATGCGCTTCTCATCTGCACCAGTGACACACCAGCGTTCTTCGATCAGGTCAGTCATAGTGCTCGCCATCATAACTGATGAACGCTCAGCAGTGCGACTATCTGACTTGCGTGGGTGATCTTCGGGCAGCAGATCGTTGTCGGTGACATAGTTCGGGTTCTCAGGTTTGCCGTTGCGCAGCAGATACAGGAACGAGTTCACTCGTGCCATAGCCCACTGACCACGAGTCATGTTCGGTCGATGCGAAGTAGAGAACGCACCAGCACCACGCCGATACACGGCTCGCAGTGTGCTCACTCTGGTACGAGTCCACGCTGGTCGATCATCTGCTGCCATCTCTGCGTTGTGCTCATCAGCCTTCGTCTGCAACGCCTTCTCGGTTGCTTCGCTGACTTCGATACCACCTGCGGTGTCTGCTGCTGAGCCAGCAGGATTCTCATCACTGCCGAACACCTGATCTTTCGGTGGTGCAGGCGCACGCTCTTCATCAGCATCAAGTTGTGCGACGATGCGCTCAGCGTATTCCTGTGCTCTGCGTGCAGATGTCTTAGATGAACCGCCACCCCAGAGCAGCATCGCTACCAGACCAGCAGTGATTTCATCACCCTGCACCGCATCAAGATCACCGATGTGTCTCGCTATCCATGCAGGTATCTTGCGCCACTTCGCTTCGCTGAGTGCTTCACCGTTCGCCATGCGTCGAGCATCAGCAACAGTCGCAGGCATCAGACCATCACCCGACAGACCCTGCTCATGCAGTCGCAGACCACGCTCAGCAGATACAGCCATGAAGTCGGGTGCGACCAGTGATGGTGCTCGCTCTTCTATCCCTTCCATGAAGTCGTCGTCGCTGCGATCGACTTGACCTAGTGGCTCGATCTCTTCGCTCAGTGATACGACGACCATCTGATCGACTGCATCTTGCTTCGTGACATGGCAACCGATGGTGGTGTATGTGCCGTCTGCTTCCTGTTTGACTGTCGCCCAGTTAGCGCAGTCAGGCTGACTCTCAGAGATGCCGAACGGCATGATCAGTCGCCGTCAGGCAGCAGCACTCGCACATCATCAGTCTTGCCTGTGTCGCAGATGGCGTACAGCGTTTCTTTGAGTGGCACATCTATCTCGATGGGTGCGCTGTGCTTGGCAAGTATGAGACCTGTGGCGAATGTGACGGTGACACTACCGATTGCGATGGATTCGTTGCCGACGATGTTGATGTACGCCTTGCGATTCTTGTCGTCTGCTGCGATGAGCACGCTGCGCTCGTCGGTCACTGTGACTTTGTATGCTCTCATCATTCTTACCTTTCAGGTGGTAGTGCGTCTGTTCCCAGTGTAGGCAGATCGCCGCCTTCGATGCCTGCGAGTGGTGAGCCTGCGATGCCCATGACGAACTGATCGCCACCTTCATACGGTTCACGGTTCTCGATCTCTCGTGCTTCGTTCGGTGTCAGTGTGCCAGACATGATCTGAATCTGTTCAGCCTTCACACGAGTGGTCAGGTCTGCACGCTCAAACTCTGATGAGTTGAATCGCACACGCTGCGTAAGTGGCAGCATCTCACTGATCGCATCTTCGATACGACGCATGAACGGCAGCAGTGTGTAGCGCACAAAGTTGATTCCTGCCTGCTCGACATTCTGGTAGGTCTGCGAGTCGCCACCTGATGCGTTGATCATGTTCAGTGGTATGCGGTATGCACGAGCGATGTCACGCACGATCGCTTCACGATGTTCGAGCATCTGCATGTCTGCTGCGCTGGTAGTGATCGACTTCCATCTCAGACCACCTGTGAGCACGGCTGGCTTGCGACGACGAGTATGAGCATCTGACCATGTGTCACGCAGAATGCGTGCCTGCTCTTCCGTGATCGTCGCATCAGTTTCGAGCACGCTGCTAGGTGTTGCGCCTTCACCGTAGAACTGTGCAAGGAATCTATCCATAGCGATGCTCGTGCCGATCGTGTTGCGTAGTGCTTCAAGTGGTGATACGGCTCGCAGTTCGTTCGGCATGATTAGCCAGTGAATCGCTTTGATGTCATCTGACGAATGCTGCTTGTCACCGATCTGGTAGTAGGCACTGCCGTCATCTGTGATGATGCGGTTCTTGATCAGGTTCGGGTGTATCACTCGCATCTCTGATGGCAGTTCACCTGCTCGTCGTGGTGCGTAGATGTAGGCGCAGCCGTGCAGTGCGAGTGAGAGCATCACCTGATGTACGAACTCGAACATGGTCTGCATCTGATTCGGTCTGATCAGCACGCTCGGTGTCGCTAGTCGTTCGAGTCTGCCGCCACGCACACGACTCAGTTCGAGTGGCATCGCAGCCACAGAGTCTGCGAGCAGGCTGACTGCTGACATCACCGCAGTCGATGCGAATGCTGTGGTCTCGGTGACGATCTCGCCTGAGTAGTTAGGAAAGTATGGTCGTGCGGTGATCTGATAGGGGTCGATGCTGGTCGGTAGCGCACGCTGCTCAATCAGTCTGCGCAGAATGCTCACGGCTCAGACCTGCCGAGAGCAGCACCGAGCAGTACGAGAAGCGAACCGCCGACTATCAATGCAACAGGAATCGAGAGCAAACCGATGCCGATTACCAGCGAAGTGATGCCGACCAATTCTACAAGTGTGCTAAAGACGCTGCGATTCATTCCCATAGGTTCACGATACTAGGCGCAGGCGATGCGGTTTGCGTGCGTGTAGTAGCACGATCGAGTGCCATCACGAGAGCGATGCACGCATCTATCTTTCGTTTACTCTTGCCTTTACTGAGTCGCCAGCCCTGATCTGTCATACGCTGCGCCGCAGAAAGAACCTGATCTGTGTAAGTCGGTGAGCCATCGTGAGTGACTTTGCGGTTGATAATCATCTCGTATGCGTTGCCGCACGCAGGAATCATGCGAGCCGCTGACTGTGGGAACTCGATCATCGGCAGACCGTCATCAGCAAGATGTTCTGCGCTGCGCTGAAAGTAAGCAGGGTCATAAACGAACTCACGAACCTGATACTCGCTATGCAAGGCACGAAGATGTGCTTCAACACCAGCCACATCAACACCTTCATCTTGCGGCTTCCAGATGTGCGCACGAGTCACGACCAGATCATCTTGCGGCTGTGCGATGACGACTGCGATGCTGTCGTGCTTCAATGCCATGTCGATTCCCACATAGATAGGCAGATCGGCACGCAGTTCTCGTATGTCTCTGCACTGTTCCCACGCACCAGCAGGCAGCCAAGACTCTTGCGATCGCACCCACTGATTCAGTCGCCAGCGTCTGAACGCAGACTCATCTGTTTGCTGCACGGCTGTGCGCATGTCAGTGATGTCAAGAAGACCTTCGTTGAGATTCGGATTACAGACACGCCATGCCTGCTCGTCAGTTATGTCGCAGTCGGGTGGTGCTTCCCACCACCAGAAGCCGAACGACTTGTCAGGTACTTCGCCAGCAGCGCATCGCTTGCCGTACTGATACAGGTGACCTGCCACAGTTTCTAGGTCATAGCCAGCAGTCGTGATCGAGACAACTAGCGGCTCGATACGAGCACCTGAGCCGAGCGTCATCTGGTCATACAGATCGGGTGTTGCCTGATTCCATAACTCGTCGAACAGAACTAGCGACGGATTCAGACCAGCCTGACCTTTGAACTCTGACGAGAGCACACGCAGGATCGAACCGAAGCGTGGCATCTCAATCGCATCCCGATACACCTTGCACTCTTGACTCAGCACAGGTGACATCTGCACCTGCTGCTTTGCTTCACCGAAGATGATGCGAGCCTGCTGTCTATCGCCAGCGACCACATACACTTCTGCGCCTGCTTCACCTGTAATCATCCCATAGACACCGACAGCCGACAGCATCAGCGACTTGCCTTGCTTGCGTGGCAGACCGATGAGCGCACGCCGATACCGCAGACGCTGAGTCTGCTCGTCACGCTCGAACAGAGATCGCAGCAGCCACTTCCCTCC